CGCCGCCCTGGGATTTCCAGCGCGACACCATGGGTAGATTTCAGTCATCAGAAGGGCGCGAGCGAAAAGGCGGGAGGATGCCGGTGATGAGCCCCATGAGCTTCGAGCAACTGGTGACGCTCGTGACCGTGATAGCCGCCGTGGTCACGGTGGCGCTCACCATCCGGCGCGACGCCTCGGCCGACCGCTCGCGCGAGGAGGCGAGGGCGGCGGAGCGCCAGGCCATGTCGTCGAAGCTCGACAGCATCGCCGACATGAGCCGTGAGACGCGCGACACCGTGCGCGAGCTCAACCGCTCGGTCAACGACCACAGCCAGGTATTGGCGCGGCACGCCGAGCAGATCACAGCACTCGCAAGTCGCATCGAGTCGGTCGAGGCCCGATGCGAGCGCCACTTTACGGGAAAGGAATGAATCATGAGCGACGAAATCAAGCAATGGGCGAAGGCGGCGGCCGTCCGCGCAATCAAGACGGCGGCGCAGGCAGCGGTGGCAATCATCGGCACGTCAACCGCCATGGGCGGCGTCGACTGGGCGCTGTGCGGCAGCGCTGCCTTGCTCGCCGGCATCCTGTCGGTGCTCACGAGCGTGGCGGGCATCCCCGAAGTCGGGGACGGCGCGAGCGTCGGCAAGCTGGGAGCGTAAGTGACCGTCGAACAAATGGCGGTCGTGCTCGCGATCGCCGTAATTTTCGCAGCATCATACTTCGGAGATTGGAGAGCCTAAATGGAAATCAGCCGAGAGTTCCACGCCCATTCGGGAAACTACAGGGTCGGCGGAAACTCCGATATGTACATCGTCGTGCACAACACGGGCAACACGGCGTCGGCGCGCGATGAAGCATCGTATGCCCAGAACGACCAGCACGAAAGCTCGTATCACTACGTGGTCGACGGCGGCGAGTGCTACCAGATTCTGGACGATACCGACACGGCCTGGGCTGTGGGAGCCTGGAAGGGCTGCACGGCCTACGTGCGCAACAACCAGTCAATCAGCATCGAGGTGTGCTCGAACGGCGAAGAGTTCACCGACGCCGAGAAGCAACAGCTAAAAGAGCTTGTCGGCACGCTCATGCAGCGCCACAACATCGGCGCGGGCCGCGTCGTGCGCCACTGGGACTGCCACAGCGGGCGCAAGGACTGCCCAGCGTACTATGCCGGGGCGAACAATCCCGCCTGGAACGAGCTGCACGCCTATATCACGGGCGGCTCGGACGAAATGCCCACCTACTCGGGAGAACCCGCACAAGAGCCGCAGCAGGCCGCTCCCGCTAACGGCGGCATCGCTGAGGTGCAGTCGTGGCTCGGGTGCGCGGCAGACGGCATTTACGGCCCCGACACCAAGCGGCACCTTGTGCGCACGCTGCAGCACGAGCTCAACGCCCAGTGCGGCGCTGGATTGTCCGAAGACGGCATCTGGGGGCCGCGAACCCGCGCAGCGTGCATCAACGTCCGTCGAGGCGCGCGCGGCAACATCACCAGAGTGCTGCAGGGCGCTTTAATCTGCCACGGGTACGACACAAACGGCTTCGACGGCATCTTCGGCGGCGGCACCGAATCGGCGGTGCGCGCCTACCAGGGCGACCACGGCCTTTCGGTGGACGGAATCGCGGGCAAGGGCACCTTCGGGAGCCTGCTCGGTTAACTTATAAGTCAACAAATCGACCCCGCGGGCTTCGGCTCGCGGGGCTTTTTCCATATCATGGGGTCAATCAAAAAGCTCGGCTTTGCAAGGGGGCGGCTCGTCTGGGCAACCCCCTAGTTTCGCTACTTCGTGGCTTCGATTGCTTCGGCGATAATCTGCGCGATCGTCTTTCCCGTCTCGGCGCGTCGGCGGTCGATTTCGACCTTCGCCGCCTGGGGCACTTCGCACTGAATCAAGTAGGTGCCTTCCTCGGGCGTGCCGAACTCGGATTCGTACTCTTCGGCGTCCAGGTGGTCTTCGGCCCACTGCCGCGCCCCGTCGTAGCTCACGGGCGCGATGCCCTCTCCGCCCACCCAGGCGTCGTAGCTGTGCTGCGCGTACGGGCTGCGGGCGTTGCCCTCGCCCCAGACGAAGTACTCGCCGGTCTTCTTTTGGTACAGCTCCTCGCGGTACCAGTCGAAGTCGGTCACGCTCATGTCGGCGCTCCATTCGCCCACCAGGCGGGCGGTGTCGGTGTCGTATACCTTGCCGTGAATGATCTTGCGCATCGTGTCCTCCTAATCGTCGATGCCGAAGAGCTCGAGCTCTTTTTGCTGCAGAAAGTCGTAGTCGTAGCCGTACTCGGCGATCAGGCGCTCGTCTTCGGCGATGGTCTCGTCGTCGGCGCTTTCGCGTGCGTCGATGATGGCCTGCTCGTTTTTCGTCCAATCGACCCACCAATCGAGCTCGTCATCGTCTGCGACCGACCAGTATGCGCCGTGCTCGTCATCTTCCGGCACGCGCGTGTGCGTCCCTCCGATAACGTCGGCAAAAAAGTCGCAGCCGTCCTTCGGGTCGATAAGCTCGAGCTCCACAGCCTTGCCGGTCTTCTCGCTCATGGTGGTTTCCATTTCGGCTACCTCCTAGCCCCTTGCCTTACCTTGTGACTACATTATAACTTGAGCAACAATGTAAGTCAAGCAAGATAGTGATAAATATTGTTAGTCGAGCGCGATACGGGGCCTTCGACAGCCAAAAAAGCGCCTTTTCGGGAGAGATGTGACCGGATGTGACCGCCGAGGCGCAGAGAAAGAGAAAAGGCCAGGGGAAATCGGCCCCTGGCCTGCGGTTTCATTGTGCCCCGGGCGGATTCGAACCGTCGACACCCGCTCTTTACGTTCGACCGGCGCATGCGCGCCGCCGTCGCTCCAGGGCGAAACCGCAGGTGCCGGGGCCGCTGCGGGCGCCCTGGGCTCATTCGGGGCCGTCGGGGGCCGTGGGATTGTGACCAGTCGTGTGACCAGCCGCCCGCTCGAGCATGTCGCCCACGGCCCTGGCTATCTCGGCGTCGTGCGAGACCTTCGGCCGCACGTAGTACCGCTCGGTCACGGCCTCCGACGAGTGCCCGGCTCGATCGCGCACGTCGGTGATGCGCGCGCCCGAGTCGTAAGCGAGCGTGAGGCTCGTGTGCCTCAGGTTCTTGAGGGGCACCCTCGGCAGCCCATCGGGCAGCTTGTCGATCATGCGCATGTAGGCTTGCGTGATGCTTGCGGGCCTGTAGGCATCCCCTTTGCGCGTGGCCATGATCGGGCCACTTTTCGGCGCGACCTCGCGCAGCCTCTCCAGCAGCGGCGGCGGCATGTGCACGACTCTGGAGCGGCCGTTCTTCGTCGTGCTCGTCACGGTGCCGTCGTGCGCCGTCGTGACCGTCGACTTGTCGACCGTCACCGCGCCCGTCCCCCAGTCGATGTCCTCGACTTCCAGGGCCGCTATCTCTCCGCGCCTCAGGCCGCAGCCCATGGCCAGGAGCACGGCGGGCTCGATCGCGCTCCCCTCGAAGTGCGCAAGGTACGCTATGGCCTGCTCGGCGGTGAGCACGACGGGCTCGTAGCGCGCCGACTTCACCGGCTCCACCCTGTCGCACGGGTTGTACTCCATTGCGTCGTGATAGACGGCGTGCTTGCACACCTGGGAGAGCACCTTGAGCGCCTCCTTCTTGGTGGGCGGCTCGGCTTCCATCCGCTCGAGCCACGTGCGCACCTTGGCGGGCGTGAGGTCGCGCAGGGCCACGTCGCCCAGGGCCGGGTACACGTGCCCGCGCAGCCTCGACTCGTAGGCGTCGACCGTGCGCGGCTTGAGCTGCGCCCGCTTCGCCGGCAGGAAGGCGCGCTCTGCGTACTCGCGCACCGTCGAGCCGGAGCCCGCCACGCCCTTGCTCGCCTCCACCAGCAGCTCCACGCGCGCACGCTCGGCGTCGCGCCTGGAGCCGCGCACGCGCTTCACGCGCTGCCGGCGCTTGCCGGTCTCGGGGTCGCGCGGCAGCTCCACGACCACGCGCCACTTGCCGCGCCCGACCTTCTGCACGCTGCCCTCCGCCGACCTCATGGCCTATCAGCTGGTATAATCATTCCCGCATCCTTTCTCTAGAGGATTGCGCTTCACAGGGCGCGCCGCAAGGGTTCCAATCAGGCGGCGCGCCCGCTTTCTTCCCTACTCTTCGCCTGCCGTCAGGTACTTGACCTCCTCGCGGATGGCGGCGGAAAAGCGGTATATGTCGTCGAGAGTGTCGATTGGCTCCCTCGATAGCTGTGAGCCCTCCTTGAAGAGCTCGACCTTCTTCTGGCTCGAGTTGAAGCAGAGCCGCACGATCGGCTTGCGGTTGTTATCGTCTAGGAATACGGCGCAGTAAGACTTAGCGTCGCGCATGGTTACTCGTTCCGGGTCGACCTCTGAGCAGGCTATGGCCTTGACGATGCGGTAGCCGGCTATCTCCTCGTCGGTCGTGACGATGCCGTTTCCGTTGTCGGGCTCTTCCTGCCCCTCGTCTGCCGGCTCAGCGTTATCGGCCTCCTGCTTGGGCTCGTCGGCCCCAAGTGCCGTCGCTAGGCGGTCGTTCACCTGGTCGGCTAGATACCGCTTCAGCGCCTTCTCGACGAGCGGCCTGAACTTGTCGAGGGTGCTCTGTCGGATTGGCTTGTCGTACACCCTGCGCGAAAAAAGCTTCACGAATTCGTCGGAAGGCTCGGCGAACTCGGCGGCTATCTCGCGCTTGAGGGCGCTAACGTACTTCATCTCCTCGGCGCTGCTCGCAATCGACCCGAGGTCGAAGGACGGCTTCGTGAGCTTCTCGAGCTTCGGGAGCAGCGTCTTGTCGATGTCGAGCAGGTCGAGCACGAGGAAGGGCTTCGAGTCCATCTTGTTGGGCGCGTCGATGTCCATGTAGAAGTTCCAAACCTGCCCGTTGGTGAGCACGCCGATGCGGGCGTCTGTACAGGCGTAGTAGCGGTAGAGCTGGCTGGCGTTGTTGAGGGTGAGCGGCGAGCCCACCTGCTTGCACTCGATGAGTATCTGCACGGTGCCGTCGAGCACGAGCGCGTAGTCGACCTTCTCGTGCTTCTTGGTGCCGACGTCGGCGGTGAACTCCGGCACGACCTCCTTTGGGTTGAAAACGTCATAGCCGAGCACGTCGCTGATGAACGGCATGATGAAGGCGGTCTTCGTCGCCTCCTCGGTCTGGATTCCGTCCTTGAGCTTCCTCACCTTGTCGGCGACCTGGTTGATCCTGTCCTCAAGCTCCATCATATTGCCTTTCTGCTAGATGTCTTATCTGGCTACATTTCTGAAGACGACTGATACCACACGACGGTGCCGAGGACACGCACTGGCCCATCATCTTCTGAGAGCACGATGTCGTCGTAATCGCCGAAGCTGTCGGGGACGAGCATGAGCTTGGATGCTCCACGGTACCATCGTCGCATTATCGCGCGGTGGGACTCGTCCTCCACCACTGCTATCGACCCGTTCACCGGCTCCCTGTCTGGGTCGACCAGGACGTGCGCGCCGTCGGGTATCACCCGGTTCATGCAGCCGCCCTCGACGAGCAGGGCGAAGGCGCGGGGATGGCGCTCGTGTACTCCAGCCGGCACTTCGACCTCGACCGACACTTCCTCCTCGTCGGTGGCCGTGCCTGCGTGCACCCTGCCAAGCGCCATTAGAGGCACAGTAGCGCGATCGGCCGATACGACCGGCAGGCGCTGGGAGTGCCTCCCGTGCTCCACTGCGGCTAGGCCGTACCTGTCGGAGAGTATGTCGTTCGGCTCGAGCCCGAAGTAGTCGCAAATCTTATGCAGAGACGAGTTGCTCGGCTTCTTGCCGTGCCTCCATCCCGACACGGCCGCCTGCGATATGCCCGCGACGCGCGCAAGCGACTCCTGCGTGATGTCGTATTTGACGAGCAGAGCGTCGATGTTCTCAGCGACCCCCATTGGCTCCCCTTCCTGCCGACCTTTACTGCATTTTATGAAATCAATAACTGAATATCAAAAATAGTTATTTACTTCTGGTTATGCATGGTTATAATTGGTTATAACGAAAGGAGGAGATATGGTTGACAACAAGTTCGGGGCCGCTCGCCGAGCTTCGGGGATGACCATCGACAAGGCGGCAGAATGCGCCGGGCTATCGGCGCCGACCTACCCGCTGCGCGAGAAGAACCCCGGCTCCTTCCGCCTGCGAGAGCTGAAGGGCATGTACGACTCGATGAGCGATACGGCGAAGCCGATTTTGCTCGAGGCCATCAACGAATTTTTTTGCTGAGGAATATAACCTGAGGTTATTGGGAGGACGAAATGCAAGAAACGCACGACCTGCTCTCTGACGCGATTACAGCAGAGCGCTACGACCAATACGACGACTGGGCCATCGACGGCATCCTGCGCCACGTGGCCGAAAAGTTCTACTTCTCACGCGGCTACATGGAGCCGCAGGAGGCGTCAAACCGAGGCGGCTACATAGTCTGGCTCGCCTTCACGAGCCACGGGGTCGGCTGGATTTGGGACCTCGCCTCAGACGACATCAAGCGCGCCCCCCAGTACGACTGCGGGCTCGACGGAGGCGACCGCTGATGGCCGCCGACTACGAGGCCCTGCTCGAAGGGGCGAAGGCCGAGGCCGTCTACGAGTGCCACTGCGCGCTCGTGCTCATCGACGGCGGCGAGTACGACGAGGCGCGCGAGCGGCTCATGGCCGCGCTGGAGCGCGTGGCGGACGTCCAAAACGTCGAGTACCTCATCGAGAAAGAGATAGACGCGCGCGCCGACGACGCGCTGGAAGAGAGCCTGGAGGGGTGATCATGGGTGGATTTCGAGAAATACGAGACGGTCGCGGCCATCGCCGAGCGGGCCGATATGCCGGAGGAGTACGTGCGTGCCGCCTGCCACAGGAGCGCCGGGCGCCATCCGCTGCCGCATATCGAGCGCGGCGAGAAGCGTCCCGTTATCAGGGTCAGGTGGTCCGACTTTTGCCGGTGGGCGGACGAGGAGCCGATGTACCAGGTCGGCCTGACGGTCTAGCCGACGACCTGCGCGCCCTGGGCAGCACGGCCCGCGACGTGCGGGCGCTGGGCCTGCCGGGCCTGCTCCTGGCCGTCGTCATGGCGGCCGCGTGCCTCGCCGCGCCCACCGCATACGTGCTGCTCCAGGCGGCCGTGCACGGGGCGATCGCATGACGGCCCGCGAGGAGTGCAGGGTCTACCTGCCGCGCATCGTGGGCAAGGCCAGGCCGCGCGTGACCAAGTCGGGCCACGCCTACACGCCCGCCGAGACCCGCAGGGCGGAGGCCGCCGTGAGGGCCGCATGGCTCTCCCAGGTCGGCCCCGCCCGCACGGGCTGGGGAGGCGAGTTCGGCATCGAGGTGACCTGCTACCAGGAGCTCCCGAAGAGCGCACCGACGCGCCGCGAGGGCGAGCCATTCGCCTCGAAGCCCGACGCCGACAACATCCTCAAGCTCGTGCTCGACGCGCTGGGGCCGCACGGCTCCAGGCGCAGGGGCGACTTCGTGCCCGGCTGCGCATTCGCCGACGACGCGCGCTGCACCTCGGCCAAGGTGGTCAAGGCCCCGCGCACGCCCCACGGCTCCGGCGCCTGGCTCGACATCGTCGTGAGGTACTGATGACGCGAAAAGGTGCCAGGCAGCGGCCGTGGAGCCGCGAGGACGAGCGGGCGCTCGCCGAGATGGCGGGCAGCGAGCCCAAGCGCGAGATCTGCCGCCGCTTGAAGCGGTCCGGCAAGAGCGTCGAGCGCAAGGCAGCCCGCATGGGGCTCTCGCTCCGATGCGAGCGGGCCGAGGGCGAGGCGTGCCCGAGCTGCGGGCTCGTGCGCCGCTACTTCGACGAGCGCACCGGCTTCTGCATGGTGTGCCACCTGCAGGCCATGGTCGACGCCGAGGCCGCCCGCCAGGCGGAGGCCCTGCGGGCCATGCCGGCCGACCTGAGGGCCAAGTACGAGAAGGCCGACCGCACGCTCTTGTCGAAGCCCCCGGAGGGCCTGTCGGAGCGCGACGAGGTCGACTGGCTCAAGCGCCGGTGGAACGCCGCCAGGCAGCGCACCCGCCGGATGCGGGCGCAGTTGTGAAGAAACCGTGTAAACAGCCGTTTGAGTGGTGGTTGGAAATAAACCCCCAGGTCAAGGAGGAAAAATTGCAAATCAGAGAGGTAAGAGTCGAGGACGTGTATCCCGACCAGAGCAACCCCAGGGCCGACTTCGGGGACATCGACGCCCTCGCGGAGA